AATAATAAATTTAATAAAATAAAATAAAGTTTATAATATAACCTACGTAGCCTATAGATGGTGGAATAGTTAGTTTGATGGACCAAGTGACAATTCACAATGGTATAACATATGCGCAATACATATAGGAGTTTAATCTAATTAAAGCGTAGGGACACACATTAGGACTGCTTCGTACTTTCTATATTAAAGTATCCAATACTGTGTTAAAAAGCGGAAATTAATCAACGCATAACAGTGGATTTTCTACAAAAATAATATATAGAGTAACCTGTGTGTTAAGACAAGGAATCATAAAATAATAGTAAAATAAAATAATAATCAACCTAGTCAAAAGATGATCTAGGGACGGGGTATATTTGAACATACATTCCGAGAATATCGGTTCCAGCAAGAGTGGAATTCCAAACAATATCAGATTGACGATCAATAGCAGCAGAAATGTTGGTACATAGAGCAATACCAAGCGGAGTAGAATTTTCTTCTGCAAGATAGCCATAGAGAACTTGATTGAGATCACCAAAATTTATAGGATTAGGAACTTCAGCGATATTAATAGTAGGAACTGTAGCAGCAGTAACATCAAAAGTTTGTAAAAAGAATTTACATATAAATATATACCCAGGAGTAATAACAGAAATAGCTGGTACAAGAAGACCAGTAAAAAGGGAGTAGCAGTGAACATAGGAATTAAGCCAGCAGTATAAGTTGAAAATACTTGACCAACAGCATTAATATTAGAAGAGAAAGTAGATAATGAAGTTGAAGGAGTATAATCTTCATCCTGTCGACCTAATAGTTCACAGTCATATTCAATATATAGGAGACCTAGAGTCTCAGTAGTATTCGAACCCGTATAAGGGGTTACAGTAGTCGCCATAGCAAATTCATAGATTCCTTGATAAGCAGAATCAGGGTCTGCAATAGTAACATCATTTTGAAACCACTCAGTAATAAAATCAGAACATTTCATACTGAGGGAAGTATTGTTATAAAGAGAAGTCATTTGAGAATCTTCTAAGGCCATTTGTTCCCTTAGAAGAACATCACTGTTATTTGAGTAAACAGTGGAATTATAATCAACATTATGGTTAAAGGAATGAACAAAAGCCCCATCAGTTGTAGAAGGTAAACTAGTAACATAATGGACAATAAAACGTTTAAATTTAAAGAACTGATAATTTCTACAGTCAGTACGTAAACGCATTCCTTTAAGATTGTTAGGATTAATAGGGAGTATAAAAACACGATAACCAGGAGTAAAAGGTTTAGAATTAGTGTTAGTATTAATAATAAGAGTAGTAAGATACTCTCGTCCAGATACATTTACATGGTCAAATGATCCAGATTTAAGATTAACAGAATAATATTCCTTTAAAGTTCCAGTAGTAAGAGAAAAATTATTTCTAATAGGAACAGGAGTGTTTCGTGTATGAGGTTTAAAATTTGGAGGTTTTCTAGAACGTTGGTTTTGTTTTTGTTGTTTTATAAGAGTGCGAGGATTCCTGTTAGGATTGTTCCTGCGTGATCGATAAACCAGTTGGTTGCGCTGGTTAACATTTTGCCCACGTCGTTTTCGAGAAAATTTCCGATTGTTTTGTCGACGGATTGTTGTACGGTTTTGGTTTCTTTTCTCCCGCTTGAGGATTGTTTGCGGGTTTGTTTTTCTAGTTTTCGGAGTTCTTTGAGTTCTTCTTGGATGTCTATCAGAGTAGAGAGCATCAGGGTCTCTGAATCCAATTTCGTTGGTTGCCGAGAGATACTCCGACGGGATCGTTGAACGTTGTCTTTTAAGTTGAGTAATTTGGTCTCTAATTTCTTCGATTTGTCGTCGAGATTGCGAGAATCGTATTTTCGGTTCGTTCGTCTCATTCATCTTTTCTTCCGACCACCAACCTCATGAAAAGAATAAAGAAAAATCACTAGCTATAAGATCAGATTGACGTGGTAAGAAGACATCAATATCACATTCTTTAGCATATTTACGAACAAAATCACAATAAATTTCATAATTAGGATTAAATATAAGTAGTTGAGACAAAGATTTCAAACGTTCTAGTCGAGATACAGGATCAGAATCTTTTGAAACAATAACAGTAGAATCAAGAACTTTTTGGTAAGAGAATAGTGGAACATAATAACCATTCCACATATCAAAATCATGACCAAGAAAATTTAAATCTAAGACAGTGTTTGATACTTTAAATTTCTCAGGATTTTCTATTTTAACTTCAAAACCAAATTCAAGATAGGTTTCTTGATTAAACTTAGGATCACATAATAATTTAATTAGATCACTATAAGAAGCGATCACATCATCTCCAAATGTATAACCTGCCCAATTTTTAAGGACATCATCCAATTTAGGTAAAACTGAATAAGTAAGAGACCAAGCTTTAACAAACATATATAATTGTAATAGAATATGTCCTAGAGTATTATCAGAAGTAGTATTTTCAGATCCAGATATATTACAAACAGTAGTTTCATAAACATCACCTTCAGGGAAAATAATCCAGGGTCGATATTCAAAAGAAGACATTAACCAATAATCTTTAAATTGTTTGTTTGATTCAAAATTAATAAAATATGAACGTAGGCAACAACAATCAGCTTTTAAACTATAATGTTTATCCCATTTAGTAACATCGAGAATCTTTTTATTTGGAAATTCACATAAATGTGTAGCAATACGATGGAATCCACCACTATGTATATTTTTACCATAGGCAGAATATCTCATATTTCGGATAATTTGATTAAATCGTTCACAATACATTTTTTGTTGTATAAGATAGACCATAGGAGCTTGTATAAATAAGCGAATCTTTTTATCTTGAATATCCGATAATAATAAATTTTCACGTTTAGAAGACATTTTAAAAATAGGTCGACGGATACCATCGTTCAAAGTATCAACAATTAATTCAGAAGGTACATCAGATTTTCGTTCCCAATAAATATCATATGGATAACCTGGAGCAGTAGAATATTTCATACTAGGATCTACATCCAGATTATCAGTTTTAATGGCAGCTTCTTCTAGTAACAATAATAAAAGAGATACAGCATGAGCATAATTTGGATTTTTACGTTTCATAAGTTC